AAGCACCATAAGGAAAGACCTCAATGTCCTCACAGAAAAAGGCTACCTCATCAGGAACCCAGTCAAAAACAGCAACGAAGCCTACACATGGCGACGCAACCCCAAAATGGCCTTTCCCGACTTTGGAACACCTACGCAGCCTTACACCCCCAAGCCATATACCCCTCAACGACCGAAGCCCAACGTCCCCCAGCAAAGCTGGTTTTCAGCAATCACTTGAGGAGCAAGGAGCGGCACCATGGTAAAGACGCTCAACGACTACATCGAAATGACTAAGGAAGAAGAGGAAGCGTGGAGAGAAATGGAAAAAAGAATAGACACCATGAAAGACTACGTCGCACCAATGTTAGCTCTTAAGAAGCTAATAAAAGACTATGAGACCTTACTGCTTGAAAAGCGTTGGCAAGAAGCTATCGCGCTTGGTCCCGACCTTGTCGTGCAGGCACGTTTGCTCACGCAAACAGTACGGATACAGTCCGAGGAGTCCCGACTGTGAGAAAGATCAACGCAAGAAAGCTTGCACAGACTCTCGCTGTCTTACAACGGGAGCCGGTCACCGCGCTTGCGCTCTCAACGCAGATTGGCATCCATCTCATTACAGCGCAATCATGGTTGCGCGAGTTGAAGCGAAGCAAAACAATTCATGTGTGCCGCTGGCTACCTGATAGCCTCGGACGTGATGCCATTCCGGTTTACGCGCTTGGAGAACGTGAAGATGAGCCTCGAAGAAAAACTGAACGAGCTGAAATCAATCGGCGATATCTGGAGAAAAAACGTGCAGCAACCATCAGCGCGTGATGTGCAAGTCGGTGGTGCGCACTACCTGTCGATGGGGGTCGAGCCGTGGGACGTCGTCGACACATGGCCTCGTGAACAAAGGATCGGTTTTTATCGCGGCAATGCGCTAAAGTATGTGATGCGTATGGGTGCAAAGGACATGTCTCTCCAAGAGATTCAGAAGGCTTCTCACTACTTGCAGAAGCTGATCGAAGTATTGTCTGAGCCGAGTTGATGCCGAAAGGCATGTACCAGCAGAGGGTTCCTGCCTTGTAGATGTGGGCCTCTGTTGTACGGCACGTTAGCGTTTCAGGCGTGCCGTGTCTCCTCACCGCGAAGCAGGGGGGCGCGGAATCTACATCTCCCCCCTACCCAACAACGGAGCCCATATGCCAGATACGCCTGAAGTGCGGGTCAAAAAACAGATCCGCAAAATTCTAGAGACCACTCGCGCCTACTATGCCATGCCCATCGGCACAGGCTACGGTAACAGTGGCGTTCCCGACTTTCTTGTCTGTCACAACGGTCGCTTCATCGGTATTGAAGCCAAAGCAGGCAAAGGCAAAACGACTGCGCTGCAAGAGAAACACCTGCAAGACATTCGCAACGCAGGCGGCACCTCGCTCGTAGTGAACGAGCACAATCTTGACCAACTGAAGGAGATGCTAAATGGACACTGAAGATATCCGTGATTACATAAACCAACTACAGCAGCTCGAGGGACCGAACTCACGAATGCTATTCAATACCATGCGCATGTTGGTGGCCTGCGCCAAAAACGATTCCGCTATCGGAGCCGTCTTGGTAGTGCGTAGACCCGCCGAAGACGAAGAAAATTGGGCAATGCACATCCACTCGTTCAACATAGACCTTGACGACGCATACGTCGCGCTAAAAAACGCCGCCAATCAATTGGGCGAACACATTCAAGCCGAGGCACCCCTGCATGGACACTACAACTAAGCAACCGTTCAAGCAGATCATCGTGCTTGACTTCGAGACGGCGTGGTGCAAGAAGACTTACACGCTATCTAAGATGACCACCGAGTCGTACGTACGCGACCCCCGCTTCAAGGCATGGGGGCTGTGTTGGAAAGTGGCGGGAGCTGATGGTGCGCCCGAGTGGGTAAGCGGCGATGAGATCCAAGGCTGGGCGAACAGTATCGATTGGTCGACGACCGCTGTGCTTGCACACAATGCTCAGTTCGATGTGACGATCCTGTCGTGGCGCTACGGTGTGCAGCCGTGTTTCATCTTCGATACGTTGTCGATGGCAAGGGCACTACGCGGTGTCGAGGTGGGCAACAGTCTGGCAAAACTCGCTGCAGACTTCGGGCTACCACCCAAAGGTCAGGCCGTGCACAGTACCGACGGCATGTTGCACTCTTTGAGCGAGGCAGTGGAGTACGAGCTTGCTGAGTACTGCGCACACGACACTGTGCTTTGTGAGGAGATCTTCAAGCAGCTCATCAAAGGCTACCCGAGCAAAGAGCTGCGTCTCATCGATCTGACGCTACGCATGTACACCCGACCGCTCCTCGAGCTAGACCAGAACATGCTGGTGGACGCTATCTTTGAAGAGAAGGAGACGCGAGAGGCGCTGATTGAACGGCTGGGTGTCGAGGAGACAGCACTCGCAAGCAATCCGCAGTTTGCTGAACTACTTCGCGGCCTTGGCTGTGAACCTCCCATCAAGACAAGCAAGACCACAGGCAAGCCGACGCTGGCGCTGGCAAAGAACGATGCACTCTTCCAAGCTTTGCTCAATGGCGACCGAGAGGACGTCGCACTCTTGTGTGAGGCGAGGCTGCGGGTCAAGTCGACGACGGAGCGAACGAGGGCACAAAGGTTTCTGGATATTGCCAAGCGCGGGTCACTGCCTGTGCCACTGTCTTACTACGGAGCGACGACCGGACGGTGGACGGCCAGCAAGGGCAGCGCCATCAACATGCAGAACCTGAAGCGTGGTAGCTTCCTGCGTAAGGCGATCATGGCCCCGGAGGGATACCAGCTGATCGTGGCAGACTTGTCTCAGATCGAGCCTCGAGTGCTGGCATGGCTCGCGGACTACGAGGACATGCTCGACATCTTCCGAGCCAAGGGCGACCCGTACGCACAGTTCGGTGCTCGGATGTTCAACGTGCCGGGGATGACCAAAGACACCCATCCGGAACTGCGGCAGTCGGCAAAGTCCGCGTTGCTGGGCTGCGGGTATCAGTTGGGCTGGTCGTCATTCGCCGCACAGCTTCTAACCGGATTCCTCGGTGCACCACCTGTGCGGTACGACAGAACGGTGGCGAAGAAGCTGGGCGTAGATGGCTCGTATGTGCAGCGCTTCCTTGATTGGGAAGACAACCTCGAGCGGATGTCGAAGATCCCACACACCTGTACGGAATCGGAACTGCTCGAACACTGCCTCGCATCCAAGAAGATCATCGACGTGTATCGAGAGACCGCTTACCCAGTGACGGGCTTGTGGGAGTTGTTCTCGTCTCTGATCGAGCGCAGTCTTGTCGAGGGCGAAGAGTACACCCACAAGTGCCTGATCTTCCGAAAGGAAGAGATCGTGCTTCCCAACGGGATGAGTATCAGGTATCCTAATCTTCGTCAGGAAAAAACAGCAGACGGTGGGAGATCGTGGGTGTACGGTCCAGACGCCACCAAGCTGTATGCGGGGAAGATAACGAACAATGTCGTGCAAGGAACCGCACGCATTGTGATGACGGACGGCATGCTACGGATAGCAAAACGCTACCCTGTAGTCGGTACCGTTCACGACGAGTGCATTGCAGTTGCGTCTGATGGAGAAGCGCAAACTGCGTACGAATGGATGCTCGAGCAGATGACGCTCGAGCCTTCATACCTGCCGGGGATCCCTCTGGCCGCTGACGGTGGCGTTCACCGTAGATACGGTCTTGCCAAACAGTAGGAGTTGTACATGTTCCCAAAAAATATTCGTGTTGGTCGTCGCAAGTATGTCGTGCATGTTGGTCCCGCCAAGCGCTTCCCTTCAGCGCTGGGCTACATTGACTACACACCCAGCGACATCTACATCCACACCGTCAAGAAAGACGGGCAACCAGTGTCACAGAAAGTCATGCAAGAGACTTTCTGGCATGAACTGACCCACGCCATTCTGCACGAGATGGACCACCCGCTGTTTCGCAGCGAGGTGTTCGTCACGCAGTTTGCCAAGCTTCTTTCGCACTCCATCAACAGCGCGAGGTTCTG